ACTATCGCCCCTAGTAATGATGATGTCTTATTATGAGAGAAACTTCTAGAGACCGAATTAATAGAATATCTGATACAGCGAGAGAACGCGCTTCAGCCGCTTCTGCTAGAGATTTTAACGCCTTAAAAGTGTCTCCTAAGACGGAGAGTGAATTTAAGAAAGCGGCTATAGAGACTCGTATTAAAGAGATTAAAGAGGAGTTACCGCACCTATACGCTCATGGTGGCCGTTGGTATCCGTGGTCTAGAGAATTCTTTCAAAGTAAGAATAAGATTAATCTCTTAACCGCTGCAAACCAAATAGGTAAAAGTACAGTCGCTATTCGTAAGAACATCGAATGGGCCGCTAATACTGATTTATGGCCTGACCTATGGCCCACAGCACCGATACAATTCTGGTATTTTTATCCTTCAAACGCTGTAGCCACTAATGAATTTAAGACTAAGTGGGTGCCGGAATATCTTCCGCGTGGGTCGGCTAAAAACCATAAGACGTATGGTTGGCGTGAAGAGATGTCTGACGGCGATATCGCCGCGATTCACTTTAACAGTGGATGTTCTATTTACTTTAAGACATACGCCCAGAAAGCTGAAAACCTACAAACCGCTACCGTTCATATGATTACCGCAGATGAAGAGATGCCGGAAGATCTTACAGATGAAATCCTAGTTCGTCTTCGCGCTACCAGAGGTTACTTTAATCAAGTATTCACTGCGACTCAAGGATACCAATTGTGGTTCAAGGCGATGGAGTGCCAGGGAACCTCTGAAGAGACTTTCGTAGGGGCGGCGAAGTGGCAGATATCCCTTTATGATTGTCTTAAGTATGACGACGGCTCCCCAGGTCATTACAGCATGGAAATGGTGGAAGAAGCTATAAGAGCTTGCACCTCTAAGAATGAAGAACTCAAAAGGGTTTGGGGTAGGTTCGTAAAGGTAGGTGGGCTTAAGTATTTCGGGTTCACTATAGATAAGAATGTTACTGCCGCTGAACCATACCCTAGTGATTGGAGTCTCTACGCAGGAGTAGATATTGGAAGTGGCGGGGCAGGGGTTAAAAGGAGTTTAGCCGCTATCGTCTTTCTAATCGTCAACCCTGAGAAGACGAGAGGGAGAGTATTAAAGTTATGGCGGGGTGACGGTCAAGATACTAGTAGCGGAGACATTCTTAGACAGTATCAGTTGATGAAGAGGCAGTTAGGCAGAAGCCCCGTTTCCGCTTGTTACGACTATCAGTCTAGGGAGTTTGGAATTACAGCGTCCCGTTCGCGTGAGCCATTTATACAAGCGGATAAGCGTAGAGACGCTGGGGAGAAAGTCGTCAATGACTTATTTGCAGCGGGCGCTCTTACTATAGATAAGACGGCGGATGACGCACAAAAGTTAATCACTGAACTCGTCTCCGTACCTGCGGGGTCGAAGTTGATTACGCGGAAATACATCGACGACTTAGTGGACGCGCTACGGTACGCCGTCTTCCAAATACCTTGGGATATGGGAGCGATCAACCCAGGCATCTCAGCGCCTGACCCTAAGAAGATCTCTTTACTTCCTGACGGCACTTGGACGAATCAACAATTTGACGAATGGCAAATACGAATGAGGAGGGGAGAATTTGAAGAAGAGGAAGCCGGGCAGGCCGCCCTTGATGAATACGTTGACGAACTTAATTCCTACTATGGAGAGTAGCATGTTTCCAGAACATAAATTGACGCCAAACGAGAAAGTAAACCCTAGTAGAATTAAAACCGGGGGAAGAGATTTTGTTAAGGGACAAATCCCAAATCCTAAAGGTCGTCCTACTAATTACGAGCTAGCGATTAAGAAGAGAACAGAGGTTGAGACTATTGGGAGACTCATGCAACTCGGAGTCCTTTATGGGGTGAAGAGTTTAGTCGCCGGGGATGTCTCCCTAGAATTCTATCAAACGAATACGACAGTAGAGAAAAAGTACATTGAGCCACCACAACACCCCCTTCATGTCTTTGATAAAGAGGCGGAAGAGAGTAAAATTAATCCAGGAAGTTTGACAAATTTAGACATGAAGGCTTTCGGCATTAAGAACGAAATGGCGGAAGAGTTCGAAGAGTTTCAAAGACTCATCGACGACCCTTTAGGCTATGAGGAATCTCAAGTCAAAGACGCGGAATAACATTTTACTAGGGGTGTAGGCAATGGAAGCTAAGAAGATTCAAGAATTACAGGAACTCTATAGAGATTCTAAGAGTCAGGATAAGGCGTTAACGGCGGAGATGCGTACAAACGTCATGCTAATCTCCGGCGAACACTATACTAAGAAGTCGAAAGACACTATAGAGAGGTCTAGGGAGACAAGAAACGAAGATTCTAAGTTGAGAATCACGTTTAGCTACCTTCATTTGATTTACAAAACCTACGTTTCCTCTATAATCGCGCAAGCTCCCGGAGTTTCCTTTCGTCCTACAAACCCTTTAGAACTCCAAGATCAAAAAGACGCAGAATTAAATCAAGCTGTCTGGAACTTTGAGAAGAATCGTTCAAAATTACGGCGTTTGATAAGAGAATTAGCGGAAGATTTTGTCGGGGTTTCAGAGTGTGCGGTACTTATTCGTTATGATAACAACAAAGGGCCGATAAAAGGGTATGAAGGTTTAGTCGATGATGCCGGAAATCCGGTTTTAGATGAAATGGGGGTTCCACTTGAAGACAAAGACAGACCTGTACGCCGTGGAGAGTTCGTCTTCGATAGATGGTTCGCCTTTAATATATTCCGTGATCCTCATGCTACCTCCATACGTGACTGTCGTTGGGTTGGATACGAGAAACTCGTTTCCACCAAAGAACTCAAGCGCCAATACAAAGGGCAAGACGAAAAACTCAAGTTTATTACGGATTCCAGCGGCGATTTCATCGTTTTTGACTCGAAAATGGGCGGATATCGTAAGGAAAAAGGAAATACTTTAGTTTTAGAGTATTATTACAAGCCCTGTCTCGAGTATCCGAACGGATACTACTATATTACGACTCAAGAAGGCATTTTAGAGGAAGGTGAACTCCCAGGCGGCATCTTTCCCGTCATCTGGGCAGGGTTTGACGAGTTCTCAAGTCGAGTTCGGGCATCTTCGATCTTAAAAGTAGCTCGCCCCTTCCAGGCAGAGATAAATAGAGCCGCGTCACAACAAGCGATGCACCAAATCACTGTCGGCGACGACAAAATCCTCTATCAAGCGGGTACAGAACTCACTCAAGGGTCACTTCTGCCCGGAATACGGGGCTTGAAGTACCAAGGGGTGCCTCCTACAGTCATTGAAGGCCGTACAGGGGAGCAATTCGCCGCATATATCTCCGCTAAGATACAAGAAATGTTCATGGCGGTGAATTTAGAGGGTCTTTTAGACGAAAAAACGACTAATTTAGACCCCTATACACTCCTATATAAGTCGATGAATACGACCCAAAAATTCAGTCCTTACTCCTCAAAATTCGGTGAATTTCTAGTAGATTTCGGCGAAACGTACATAGAACTCGCAAAATTCTACTTACAAGACGATGAAGTCATAAATATGGTCGGAAGAAGTGAAGCGGTGAACATCGCGGAGTTCCGTGACACTGACCCACTCTGTTATTCGTGTGTGGTTGAAGAACAAACAGACACCGCGGACTCAAAACTCGGAAAACAGTTAGCGTACACGAATATTCTTCAATATGTCGGCCAACAGTTGTCTAGAGACGATATCGGCAAGATGACATCTGATATGCCTTTCGGAATACCAGAAGAAACATTCTCAGACCTCATGATTAACTCTAAAAACGTCAAAAACGACTTCCTCGCAATCGAACGCGGCGAACAACCTATGACAAGTGATAAAGACGATAGTGACTACATCCTATCTCAATTAGCGTTAAGAATGAAACAGCGCGACTTCGGGTTCCTACCTGAGAACGTCAAGCAAATCTACTTCGACTTCGAGTCCTTCCACTTACAGAAGGTTCAACAAGAACAAGAGGCAGCGGCGGCACTTAAGAACGAATTCATCC